CCACAACCAGTATCTACGGGTGTTACTTCAACTTTAGATCCTGCTAGTGTAAGCATACGAACTAATTCTTCAGGATATTCTGTACTTACATTAGTAGTAGTTATAGATTTTCCATTTTTATCTGTAATTGTTAAATTATAGTGTTTACTCATTCTTCATCTCCAGAAATCACTGATTCACTGGATTTTTCATCTGTATCCATTTGTTCCTGTGCTTTATCATCCTTTGGTTTGACACTTAGTTCGTTTTCTACAGTAACTTCATCACGCTTTGTAAGTGTTTTTAAGAAGTTATCTACGAAAGTACGACCGTAGTGCTTGCCATTATCTGATTCATCTTCATATTCTGAGTCTAGTAGAGCTTCTCTATCACCATCTTCTTCTGGTTCTTCTGTTGGTTCCCAACCTTCTGGGTGTACAGCAATGTGAAGTAGATTCATTTCTAGTAAGTCTGCTAATTGTTGACGCAAGATGTCTGCAGAAACTGGGTATCCAGTTGTAATGTCTATTTTTGAAACTTTTGTGTTTGTTACTTCTTCAGAAAAGAATAGTGGGTTTTTTGTAACCGGAGTAGTTGAAGTACGAGACATTGAAATCAAGTCATACTTGCCTAGGAACCGCTCAATACGATTTACATCTTCTTCATTCATTTCTGCAGCGAATCTCAAAGTTAGTTTATGGTCCTTTGTAGATTCTGTTAAATATTCTCTAAAACTTTTCATTGGTTTCTCCAATTTATATTCTTATTTATCTGTTTGCGTCAAATCTTTTGCTTTTGCAATTCTACGAAGTAATTCATTCCTATCTAGTACTACTGAACCTTCACCGTCTATCTCTTCGTCTTTATTATTTTTGCGTTCTTCTTTTTCTATTTGGTGTTCTAATTTTGCTTTTTGCATTTGTAGATTAATCATTTTAAGTTTTCTATCAACTTTAGAATCTTTTGCTTCCATTGCTGTTTTCAGCATCTGATTTGCTGTTTCCATTAGTTTGGCACCAGCATGTACTTCAACATTCATACCAAGAGAAAAAAGTTCATCAAATGCACCTAGAGCCTTCTTGTGTATCTCATCCATTTCTCTATCATGTTCATTTAAGTCGTGTACCATTGGAAGTGCTGCATCTAACTTATCTGTTGTACTCAATTCAGCGTTAAGTATTTCAGTAAGTTCTCTGCTTTCTTCTACGGTTGGTGTTTGCTCTTCATTATCATTTTCTTCTTCTGGTATAGGAGCAATGTTAAATGTTTCTTCAAGTTTTTTAGTCATTTTTTCTTCCTCGGCTTTCTTGCCTTAGGCTGTTTAGTGTTTTGATATATATCACCTTCATTTAAAACTCTAAAACGCATGCCTCGTTTATTTGCCCATGCTGTTGCTGCTTCCCATTTTGCATAGTTTATAGCAACTTGTGCTTGGTCTACTCTTTTTCTTGCAAGTTCTGTTTTTGATTGTGAACTTGGTTTAATCTCAATAAGTTCAGCGTGTTTCTTACCGCTTGCATCAACATATGTTATAATAAAGTCAGGTACATAACCTGTAACTTTACCAGTCATTGGATTTTGATATGTAATCTTAACCGGTTCACTTGCCCAAGCAACTACATTTGGATTTTCATCACAAAAACACATGAAAGTATACTCCCAGCTACTTCTAAAAGTAGGAGTTCCACCGCCTGCATACTTATTCTGATTTTTTACTTGATATTTACCTTGATGAAACTTTTTCATTTAATAATTGCTCTTGCGACATATTTATTTGGTGTTCTAGGTGACATTTTTCCTGTCACATAACCGTAACGCAGAGCATTATTAATAAGAAATGATCCCAAATCATTTAGTTTGAAATCGGTTGATACTTGATCAATAAGATATGAAGGACTTACACCATAATCTCTAGCAATAGTCAACACTTCATTTGCGAAAAGTTTTGCTCTACTCTCTGTAAATCCTTTTCTAACAAGTTTGGCTGTTAAAATATCTATATTCATCTAGTGCCCCTTGTTAAATTCTTTAAATTATTTATATTGTTTTGTGTTCCTGTTCTGGAACTAGAATTAAACTGCAGTCCTGACTTGTCTAAGTCTTTATCTGAGAAATCTGCAGTTTGTGATGTTGTCGGTGTGGATATAGGTCTAGTAGAAACTGTTGTACTTTTTAAACCCTGATTGTTTGTACCAAGTCTAGTAGATTTAATTAAACTATCACGCACCATATCACCAAACACCCCAAATCTACTTTGTGATGTTCGTGTCATGTTTTGTAATGTTCCAATTCCAGTGTTCCCAAGGATACCTTGTGCAACGCCATTAGTTATGTTGTTCATATCAATCTTACGACCGTTTAGTAGTGAAGATATTAACTCATTACTAACAAGATTAGCTAAGTCTATAGATGTAAATCTGTCAGAACCACCGGGTGCCAATCTAGATTCTGGGAATCCAGCAACTGATGGATATAATATGTCAGATGAATATGGGTTGTTACTAGTATCACTTCTTGTATAATTGTTAAGTGAAGCTGCTGTCATTGGCATAGTATTATTTTTTTGTTCTAAGTATTTTTCAATCGCAGCCTGTCTTTCTCCAGGTGTTGCTGTTGTACTTTCATCTAATACTTTAAGTGTTCCACTTAATTTTTTAAGTTCTTGTAACTGCTGTCTTGCGGTGTCACCACTTACCGCGCCAGAAACATCTGTAAAGTTTTCTGTTTCAAATTGTGTTAATTGATTTTTATATTTTAAGTTTTCTTTTAGCCTACTTACAACATATCTACTTTGATCTGTTTCAGCAGAATCAATTACATATTCTAATCCTTCTTGCATCCAAGATGGTATAGCAATACTTTCTTCAACGCTACTTGAAATAATTACATTTTCTGGTTGGAAATTTATATCAACTGTTCTTAATGAACTATCACTATAATCACTACCACCTAAAGATATAGTAGTTACAAGTGGATTTACCAATACTATTTTTTGTACTAGACCATCGTTATTAGATGTTAATGCTCCAGTTTGTGCATTACCTCTTGGATCTGCAATGTCATTAGGTGAAACAAATTGACCTGGTGCGCCTCTGTCAAATGATCCGAACCAGTGATATATAGTTATTTTTTCAAAACTTTTAACATAGCCTTTAGTCTCGGCATCTTGTGAAAATTTTCTACCAGAATTTATTTCTGTTATTGTAGATTGTATATTACCAGCGTCTACTTTTAAATCTGCGTTTTTAAAGTATCTGCGATATAATTCTTCAATAAGAACAAATGCACTACCGTCAACTTTATCATAAAAACTTAATGATACCTCAGAGAAGTTCATATATGTAGGAAAGTAAACTCGTTTTCCATATTTGTCAACTGATGAAACTTCAGGCATCATTGATACCGGCGATACAGCCCTAGCAAAAGATGAAAGTTGTTCTTTTTTCAAGCCGTCCGCACCAGTAAATTCAACGAACCACATGTCCGACATTTTTGGTGCTGATGTGATTGGTGATCCATTAGGACCACCAAACCCATACTTCTTTTTAGCTTGCGAACTATCGGCTAATATTGTACCAGGAGTTCTTTCACTTTGTCTCGCCGCCATCTGCTAGGTCCTAAATTATCCTAGTAGACTTGAATCGTTAACGAATGTTTGACCTGGCATAATGTCATCATCAGTGAAGATAGCATTATCATATTGCATTGTAATTGCAATAGTTACAGGATCTGAAACTGCATAATCTGATTGTGAATAATCAACATTAGTAACAAAGCAACCTTCTAGTTGCCATTGTTCAATTGGATCACCAGAGTTACCATTTAAAGTTTCAATTAATGTTGAAAATTTGTAGTTAGTACCTGCTAGAGGACCAGTTTGATTTTTGTGGTCAAGTTGTGATTGTACTTGACGACCTACTAGCTTTGTTAATGAGTTTGCTACATCATCACGCAATGTGATTGTGATTGGTTCCCAAGTATGCTTACCCATCATGTGCATACGAGAGTTATATGAGTCAACAACGATTGATTCGTGTGACACTTTTGGACGAGTAACATTCATTACCTGTCTTGTGAATTCTTGTGTTGGTGTAGAAAGACCACCGAAACCCGCAACTTGTACACGGAAACGATAGTTCAGTTTAGGCTGTAGAATACCTGAGCCTGTTACTGCATCGCCGCTGTCTAGTGGCACACCAAAGTTACTTAATGTTCTTGCCATAATTATGTCTCCTAAAATATAGTTTGCAAACTATTAGTTATACAAGTATTTATCAGTAAAGTTAATAATTAAAGTTGTAGTTAATAAAAAACCCCGCCGAAGCAGGGTTTTTGTTGTTTTTATTGTAGAACTATATTATAGTTCTTCACCTGTGTTACGAATACGAAGTGGGATATAGATAAATTCAACAGATTTAACTGGTTGAATTGCAATATCTACCCATAATTCGTTTCTATCAATACGAGCAGGAGTGTTATTTGATTCATCACAAACAACTAAGAAGTCATAAAGACCTCTATTACTCACTAGACCGCCACAGAAGCGTTCTACTGCATCTTTGATATTGTCACGGGTGATTTTGTCATTCTGTTCAAATAAGAAACCACGAGACAGTTGATCCAAATTATAGCGCATGTAGTTAACAAGTCTTGCAACATTGATGCGATCCATAGCAGATGCAAATGATTGCATTGTTTTCTGACCGAATACTACTAGACCTGTACCTGGCATATCTGCGATTGGGTTCATACGATTCATGTACATCACATCACGCTGGCCTTCTGTTAGTCTAACTCTTACGAATTCGTTTTCGTCATTTACATAACCAACTTGTGAAGCATTTGTTACAACACCTCTTGTTAGACCCGCTGGAGCAAACCATGGGAATGATACTTGGTCTGAGAATGCGATTGTGCGCAGAGCAATTGATGACGCTGGCATAACAACATCGTTACCTGATAAGTCTGTTGATAGACCATGTGGGTAATAAACACCTGCATAGGCATCTGCAACTGTATTATCGTCTGCCCATGCTTTGATTGCTGTGGTTGTACCTTCTAATCTTAGTGGTGTATCACCAACGACAAATGCGATTTCTTTTTTGTCTTTGTTTAGTCCTAGCATTTCATCCATCATTTCAGGATAACCAGGAGCTGCGATTAAGTTAAAGTATACTGCTTCTGCACGAATACCTTCGTTGCCTGATAGCGCACCCTGCATTGCTTCTACAACCATGTGACGCTGTGCATTCGCACCGAACTTACCTGCGCCGTCTAGTTCTAAACCTGAAACCCATTCCCACTTACCATCTGTATAACGCTTAACATTATATGTTGAGTAGTCCATGTTTACCATGATGATATTTTCTGGGTGTAGTTCTGCATTTGGTGCATTTTCATGTTCTGTACGAGAGTTTACATTGCCGAATTCATCATATGGTGCATCCGCTGAGTAATGTCCGAATACAACACCATTTGTTGATGATTGGTCTGCATTGTCTAGTTTAACCCATTCTGCACCATTCCAGCGATAAATTACTGGATAATCTGCTGCATCTGTGTCAACCCAGATATCACCTGTTACTAGTGATGATGTTCCATTTTTACGCTTAGTTGGTTTTGCAGAACGAAGTTGTAATTCGTTTGCATAGATACCATCTGCATCTTCTGACCATGCATATGAAACCCACTCTTGTTCTACACCTGTGAATTCACAACGCATGATTTCCATTTTCAAGTCTGCATTGTACCATAGAGTTCCCTCTGCAATAGCACCTCTAGGTTCTGCTGAACTTGCTTCATATGATAATGTTTCATATGCAGTGCTGATTATAGTGTTTGAAGATGTAAATCCTAAATCACCTGCGCCAACTGTAAATGATAGAGTTAGCATTTTACCATCAGTTTTAATTAGTCTGATTTTGTTTGAGCCAACTTTTTCTACTTTTACATTTGCTGCATTTAATGCTGCATTTGACTGCAGTGAAACTACAACTGAGTCTAGGTTAGTAGTTGTAAAGTTAAATGATGCTGAAAGTCCTGCACCAGTTAATGTGAACGCTGTTGTAATATTTGTTGGATCTGCAATTGCAGTATCACTTGTGATTTCAACTGTAGATGCACCTGTGTGTCTACGAAGTTCAATGTAACCAAGAGATGCATCTCTCATTAAATATACATCACCTTGATTTGTTACTGCGCCAGCATGTGCTTCATCGTCCGATGAGTATACTGGAACTTGTAATGCTTGGAATATACCAGCAGTTGCATTATATGCAGAAAGTTTAATGTCCAGTCCACCACCTTGCTTAGTTAAACGAACATATACATCACCCGCTGCCGGAGTAGCTGGTGCAAATGCACTGAATGAGAAGTTGGGTGATCCTGTGTCACCTAGTAGAACCCATGAAGTTCCTACTTTTCTCCAGTATGTAATTTTTGATGTTGATGTAACTACTGCGAAGTCACCTGCTGAACCGTAAGTATTACGAGGTGCTGCATAACCTGAACTGTTCATTGGTTCTACAAGACCTGTACCCGGTGCATCTGAAAGAACTGCAGGAGCAGTTGCTACCCAATCAGTTCCATTAAATTCAAATAAACCAAAGTTTGAATTTATGATTTCGTGCCAGTATGTACCATCTTCTAGTACACCAGCTGGTTCTTGAGTTGTTGCTTCTAATTGTGATAAATCAACATCTGCACGAATAACATAAGCATTGCTTGAAACACCTAGATATTGATACGCTGCTAGAAGACCATATTCACTTGTCTCTGCCCCTTGCACAACAGAACCACCTACTTCATAAAACTTTGGTTCGCCAAATGTTTCAACTAGTTCACGCTGTGAAGAAACAAGATAAGCAACGCCTGCATTTTCTGGAAGTGTACCAGGTGCAATAGATGATCCTGAAGCATCTGTTTTGTTTGACGCTGTTGCTACTACAACTAGCGGTAGGGTACCTTGTGTCGCTGATACATATTGTGATTCATCAGTGACGATTACCGATACGCCTGGGGATACTAATGTCGCCATTCTGTTTCTCCTTGTTAAGAATTATAATTAATTTCTAGTAGTATTTATGAAAAAAACAGAAAAAACAGCAGTTTTGAATTAACTACATAGACAATGTTTGCTCAACCTGACTATATAGTGTATCTAAATCTGAGTTATTATAGATTATATTTTCAAACTTGTCATTAGTATCAATCCATTTCCATTCAGAAGGATG